CTCTTGAATGAGGAGACAAGCAAGTGACTAACAATCAATCTATCTTCATCTCTGAGGCAGGTGCATACCGTGCGCTTGCTGGTGTCATCCTGTCACGTGGGCATGACATGGATCGTGGCTTGAAGCGTGGGAAAATTCGTCGCGTATTCCGTCGTGGGTGCTTCATGGGGTATGGCGTGGTGTATGAAGGGAAGGTGCTTAGTGATTAAGTTAGGGGAACGTGACGGCTATACTCTTGTGTGGTTTGCCACTAAAGAGGAAGCCTTGCAGTTTAATCAAGAGTCCTATGCCTACAACCATTTTCTCACAGAGGAACAGGGTGGGTATGTCTGGAATATGGACTGGATAGGTGATGAAGGAGATTACCATGTTTAACGAAGAATTCGAAATCAACCTGTACGCTATGCTCGTGGGTTGTGGTCAATACTCTACTGACTCAAGTGACGTGATGGATCAGGAGTGTGAAGAGTATGTGGAAGGCATCAACATGGACACCGTGATAGGTGCAATGCGTGAGGAATGGACATGAAAGTATATCTTTTCATTATGAGCCTGTGGAACCCATCTACTGATGTGTATGATGATTACCTGCTGGACTATAACTTGAGTGCACAGGACTGCATCGAAATGCTTAATGACTTTGCAGTATCGCACAATCCCAATGTGTCATTCACTTGCGTGGCTCAGGCTGATGAGTGACGACATGAAATATCTCTTGGGCACCATTGGTTTGGTGTTCATCTTACTCGTGGCAAATATCAACTGAAAGGAGAACTAACATGAGTGAAATACTGACGTGGGTTGTTAACAAACACCACAAAGGAAACATAAACGTGACGTGGGTTGTGACCACTGGCGGGTGTACCCCTGAGTTGATAGGTGTACCCGCTCGCATCCGCGAAGTTGATGACGACACAGGGGAATACGTACTGGACTTCCTTGATGGCTCGTCAGAGCGGGTGAACCCTGACTGGATTGAAATTCTTGACTGAGAAAGGAACTAACATGATTACTATCAAACTCGGTGACGTGCGTGTATGCCCTAAGCCTGACAATATGCAGAAGCATAGCACAATTACCACACTCATAGCAGAAAATCCCTATCGGCGTATTCATGCAGAGGATGGGAAGCTGTTTGTACTTGTGCATGGGGTACCAACTGAAGTACAATTCGTAGCATAAAGGAGACTCACGATGGACTATGTTATCTTCACTTACGACAAGAACTCTGACATTCACATGGGTGCAAGGTTCTACAGGCATATCGACACCCTACGTGCAATGGGTAAACTCAAGGGTAAGATCATCAAGACGTTTGGCATGTACGATGGGGTAATTGAGGATAGTTTCATTGCCCATCGTGAGGACTTCTACAACCATATCTTAAACTCTGGATACGTGAGTGAGCAAGAATCTTTCTTGATGGTACCTGAGGACCAGAGACAACCTGTATGGCTGGAGTATCAAAGGAGTGGTGTGACTGAGATGTTGGGACGTATGCAGTCCTCTACTGAAATGCCTATGACCTTAGGTTGGACCTACCGCCCTGATCTTAAACTCTACTTCTATGTGTAAGGAGAACTAACATGTCTTTTCAAATCGGTGATCGTGTTCGTGACAATGGTGGCTATCCTTCATGTAATGGTGGCCGTATAGGCACTATCATAAGGCAATATGCGGCAGGTTGGTTAGTTGAGTTTAGTAATGGTACAGATTGGTACTACCAAGAACATGAGATGATTAAGTTGGAGGAAGAAATGGAACAGGAATATATCCCTGAGGTTGGTGACGTTGTTAAGCTCAAGTCTGGTAATGTGTTCTCAAGTGGTCATGAGACTGCCGTGATCCGTCATATTGACAAATCTTCATGGGGAGAGACACGTTGTTGGTTCAAAGGCTTAGGTACATGGTCTACAACCTATAGTCTAATCAAGGCAGGTGTGGAGGAGGTAAAGAAAGTGCAAACTAAATTCAAAGTTGGTGATACTGTGTGGATGTACCACGGATACCATACATCTGTACCAGTCTACAAAGTTATAGAGACACGTGATGGTTTATGGGGCAATACGGACTACAGACTGGATGGTTATCCCTACTGGACTGGTGAAGACAGCCTGCGAGAGTACAACCCAGAAGAAAGCAACCCTTTGTGTGTGGATGACTTTGTTACCACTGACTCTCAAACTGTACCGATGAAGGTGCTTAGTACCTCTGGCCCTTTCATCAAAACTCACAACAATGGTTGGTCGCATCACTCCACATACACCAAGTATGAACCGTGTGAGGCTGTACTCAAGTGGGGTGGATTCAAGTACACAACTGAAGATGCTTACTCAGGTCTTATCGACTTCCTGCCTCAGAGTGTAGCTAAGTTCTGCTATGACCCACAGATCAAGGTAGAGGGTGACAAGCTCAAGGTGTCCCTGTACCAGAACCGTGTTGATTGGGAGCGTGGCCGTAGGACTGTACTCAAGGTTGGTCGTGCAGTACGTATGGTATACCCACACTTCACTGACAAAGAAGTCCAGACATGGGTGGACAAGATCAATCACAAGTTCTCACCACGTAACTACACCTTACATACAGGCACAAGCGCAGAAGACTTTGTTCATGCCTACACACACAAGCAATCACCCTATGAGAACCCACGTACTACATCTAGTAGGAAGTGCCTTGCGGATAGCTGTATGCGGTATGACTTCGTGGGTAATGAGGGTTTCGATTGGCATCCTGTAGAAGCATATGCCTCTGGTGACTTCATGATTGTGTGGACCGAGGATGATGATGGTCGTATTGGTTCTCGTGCTGTAGTCTCTGTTCATGGTGACAAGTGGGTTGCTGGTCCTGTCTATGGTGTCTGTGAGAAATCTCTTGACATGATCGAAGAGTATATCACCAGTCACGATGGGTACTTGTTCAAAGACAATAAGTACTGGACAGGTGCCCGTGTATGCAAGCTAAATGATGGTTGTAATCGTTATGTAGGCCCACACTTCGACAGTGGTGAGTACCTTCGTGATGATGGTAAGTTCTTTGTTGTTGACCCGAATGGTTCCATTGGTACATCAGACCACCAAGGTTACTTCGAGTATGATAACCGTTCAATGTGCTATGCCTGTGACTGCCGTGAACACTCTGATTATATGCTGCACAGTGAAGATGGTCATGCCTACTGCGAGGGTTGCTACCATGAGCGTTTCACCTTCTGCGAGGAAGATAACTGTGAGATCAACGCAGATGATGCAGTGTATGTGGCCTTCAAGAGGTCTTACGGTACAGGTTACATGACAGTACATTCTGACTATGCCGTACAGTGCTCTTATTCTCACGAGTGGTGGCATATCAATGACATCGTAGAAGACTACCACGGTGATCCAGTGTCACCAGAGTACGCTTATGGTAACCTGTCAGTGTGTGAATCCTCAGGAAAATGGTGTGAAGCTGACGAAACTGTTGTTGTAAGTGTTGACAACGAGCAACAGGTATGGCATAAAGATGAACTGTCTGATGATTACGTAGAGTCAGATGGTGTCTACTATCTCAAAGAAGAATTAGAAAAGGGGGCAGCGTAAATGTCGTATGCCAATCAACCCGTAAGGGAACTTAAGACTATGGGAGATACAGAACTCCTACTTTCAATGATGTCGTACAAGAGACCAGAAGGTACGATGACACAAAAGATATTCTGTGAGAGGTTCTTGTATCCTGTCATGGGTGAGCCTGATCGTGATGGCAACTACATCCATGTGGTGTACAATGATGATGGTTCCGCACCTAATATCTGTTTCACTGCGCATCATGATACCGTGCACAAGACAGAAGGTATGCAGAAAGTATTGTATGATCCACACCTAGACGTTGCATACATTGACCATAACGAGTGCTTAGGTGCTGATTGTACCACAGGTATCTTCCTAGTGCTGCGTATGATTGAGGCCAAGGTACCCGGTATCTACGTTGTTCATGCTGGTGAAGAGATTGGTTGTGTGGGTTCTACTGCACTAGTACGTGACTATCCCTCATGGCTCAGGAACACTGATGCAGTCATTAGTTTCGACAGGTATGGTACCAAGTCAGTCATCACACACCAAATGGGACGCCGTACAGCCTCGGAGAGCTTCGCTGAGAGCCTTGCTGAGGTCTTGGGTATGCCTAACCTACTGCCTGACCCTGATGGCTCTTACACGGACTCTAATGAGTATATAGATGTTGTAGGTGAGTGTACTAATATATCCGTAGGTTACTACTCTCAACACACCAAGAAAGAGTACCAAGACGTAGGCTATGCAATCGAACTCAAGGATGCACTAATCACTGCTGACTGGTCCAAGCTACGGTTTGAACGTCTTGCTGGTAGCCTTGAGTATGATGGTTACTATGGTGGGTACTCAGGGCGTGGATGGAAATCTTATAACAGACCTGCTGAAGATGACACAGCTTATGCGAACATTGCTGAGTTGATCTATGACAAGCCAGATGAGGTTGCTGCACTACTTGAGGCATGGGGTTTTGATGTTGCTGACCTTGAAGACGGCATAGAACAACTAACAGACTATTCGGAGATACCCTTCTGATGCAGTACAGTGTGAGAGAATATGACGAGAACTTCAAGATGCGTGAGTACATCGTGAACAAGATAACTGACGTACCACACAGGCAGGATTGCAAGTACGTAGTTAGGGAAGTGAAGAGTGCTTGTGATGGTCATTTAGAGTTTGGAGATATAATAGACTGCTACACCCACCACTAGAATAGCCCTGAGAGGCGCTGAGAGGCTGGCTACAGTGCGATCTTGCCTAGTTCCTAGGGTACCCTACCTGAAGACACTAGATCGCACTCCTGACGCAATACAGAGAAGGAAAAGTTATGAACAAAGTTGGTGGATATTATTTGAATGATGGTGAGGTGCTCAGGGTTAGTGCTGGTGACTTGATTTTCTATGTTGATGATGAACAAAAATATGGAGAAGCTATGGACTACATAAGGTCTCGTGATATGCAACTTAACATTATTGAAGTGGTCAGTATGGATGAGTTGATTTAGGGGGTTGACAGGTTGAATGACTTAAGCTACCCTATCTATTACTAATGTATATACATAGGTAATACTTAAGGTTCTTAATATCTTCTTAGAAGATAAATAAAATACATAAGTATTACTTAAGTATATACATTAGTATTCTTACGTAGTACTTAAGTTTAAGATTTCAAGACCATGAAAGGAAAAAATATGATCTGCTACAAAGACAAGACTTTTTGTTCATCTGACTGTGTGAACACGCAATGCTTTAGGTACTTCAGCCCTGAGGACCGTGAAGGCTCACACAAGTGGGCGGAATCCTTGGGTAAAGACTATGCACCTATTGCTTGGTCAGACTATTCTGGTTCATGCCCTCTGTACAAGAGTCCTTAAAGGGACAAAGTGCTATAGGAACCTGTCACAATTCGGGAGACCTTAAGATGAGACTACTAACCCTTCTTTTCATATCAACAACTACTGTGACAAATGCTCAAGACATAACCCAATGCCCACCAGAACCTGAACCTCAAGAGAATGTTCTTGTGTATCGAGACTTGACTGGAGCTTGTGATCCTAGTACCATAACACTTTCAGAACCCAAAGCAGATGGTGCAGTTGCTACAGTGACATTCAAGAACACTCCTGTTCATGGCCCACAGCATAGCGGTATTGATAGTCTTTATCTTGATGGTTTTAGAGTTGATATAAATTTTACGTGGACAAGTGGTGACGATGTTGTTACTATTGTTCCTCCAGATGGTTACTACGCTGACCCAAGTGAAGTGAGTGTACCTGAAGGACAAACACAAGAGTATCACATCTACAGGTACTTAGGTATGTAGGTTAATTATTGGTCCTATGGTGTAATGGATAACATACGCGTCTTCTAAACGCTTGATTCTGGTTCGAATCCAGATAGGACCGCCATCAAACAAAGGATAACACATGATGCAAGACGCATTTGAAACTTGGTACAAGAACTACAACCCACACCTTGATCCTGAAGGAGATGATACATACTATGAACTTTGGGACTGCTGGAAAACAGCTTGGAAGAGATCAAAGGAAATAGATGATGCACTTACAGAACTTGTGCAGATAGCTCAGAAGGCTGGGGAATATGACTGATAGCATTGGTGTTATTGGTGTGGAAGAAGTAGAGGAGCACGAAGATGGTTCAGCCACATATACCTTTCACTTTGATGACGACACCAAAAGCCAACTAGCAAAACTTGGGGCAGAGTTCATCTTGTATTGTGCAGCTTATGAGTGGGACATACAAGACGCACTAGATTCCCTTAAGAAGGATGAATAAACTATGAATGAATACACACCAGACGTTTGGGTAATACTTAAAGTTGATGGTGATGATCCACACTACAGGGTTCTTGGTGGTTGGTATGGAGGCTATCTTGATCCTGACAGTTGGAGACTTAACTCAGGTATAACTAAACATGACTTTGATGGGGACTATTGGTATTTCTATGGTTCTTCTGGTAGTTGCTATAAGTGCTATGCTGACTCTTATCGTCTGAACACGGCAACTGTGGGTGTCTACAAACAACTAGGGGAAAAGTGGGATGTTACCTTGTTGGACGACCAAGAATGGACAAAAAATGGTTGGGATTGGATCATTGGATGACCCACATGACCCGATATGTAGCAAATGGATAGGAGTTTTGAGATGCAGGAGTTAACCATCAACGACCACGGCTTTTGTTTTCACTGTAATGCTGACCTAAATGGTGATTGGGTTTGGGATATAGGTTTTAAAAAATACGGCACAGAAGAAGAGGCTGATAAATTTGCTGCATCCTTTGGAGCAATCAAAGGTTTTGGAAGGTTTGGACGGGAGATTTATGTAAAGGGTTACGACGAGAGCTACAACAAACTACCACCATATTTCAAATGTCCAGATTGCGGAGAAAAATGTTATGAGCAAAATTGAAGTACGACTTAACCCAGATACACCACCTACCGGAAGTGATCTATCCGTGGTCAATGCGGCACGTAGGTCTTTCAATACTCGTAGTGAGTGGGAGGTTGTTGGTTATGAAGAAGAAGTGCTTGATGGTTCTCGTACAATTATAAACCACCCAATTAGAAAACTAAAAGAAAAAGACAAACGTCTTATTGAGTACCTTGCTCGTGGTATGACTTCTGATGACTTCGAGAATTTTATCTTCCTTTGCAATAATGACTCTAACGATTGGACTTATACTGATGAGGAAATTTTCAAGGAGCGACTAGTAGAAAAACTATGGCAGTGGCGCAACACACCTACTCACGACACTCCGTTTAACCACACTTTCATCCCTTTGAAGTTAAAGCTCCTATCTTTGTACGAGCACAGTTGGTGAAGCATGAGTACCTTATCATGAGTGAGTTCTCTCGGAGGTATATCACTGATGATATTGAGTTTTATGAACCTGACTACTGGCGTAAGGCTGCACCTAATAAGAAGCAGGGTAGTCTTGAGGAAGAAATTGATAACCCAGCGTACAATCCCTATCATCTTAATGGTAAAATTAAACATGCTTACCTAACCGCAGTTAAGGATTATGGAGTGGCACCAGAACAAGCACGGATGGTACTGCCCCAGAGCACTATGACTGAGTGGACTTGGAGTGGTACGCTAGGAGCTTTTGCTAAGATGTGTCAGCTACGGTTGCATCCTGAAGCTCAGTATGAAGCACGACTAGTTGCACAAGAAGTCTACAAGCATCTTAAAGAACAATGGCCTGTATCAGCACCAGCTTTGGTAGAAGGAGTTAAGTGATGGAATTTAAATACAAGCAAGATATAAAAGACGATAAAGATGTAGTTGCTGCTATCTACAAGTTCGATGGTGGCCCGTCTCTTTGTCTGTGTATTAAGACTGAAAACCCAAACAAATACATCTGGATATACGAAAAAGACAGGTTGCCAACCATTCAGTCTGTCGGGTTCTCTGAAGTCTCAAAGCCCATCAAAAAGTTCTACAAAGGTGATGAGATCACACTAAAGTTCTAAGGAAATCAAGCATGATTCGTAACTTACCTAACATCAAACCGGGAGACTGGATCACCTACAAGAAAGGTAAAAGCAAGTCCCTTCACAGGGGCTTTTCTTATCGGGTAGAGCATGATTTATCTGTTCATGGCATCAAAGGTCGTGGGCTTACGTTTGAACCTGCTGAAGCACCTATCCCTTACTCTGGTGATCCTCTACGTCCCAATAGCTCACGTCTGTCTGACTGGCTTAAGGGTTTTCTCCCAGAGTACTCACAACAGATCGAAGAGTTTGCACCAAATAACCATGCTAAAGAACTTATGGTCTACATTAACCACGCAAACAAACGTGTACCCATGACGCCGGGGAAAGCCTTTAGGAAAATATTTAACAACTTCCCTGATATGGGTGTAGAGACTCTTGTTGATTTGTACAAAGACGAGTTTGGCCCAGAGGAACTTACCTTCCATCGCAGCAAAGACCCTGATGCCTTCTCTCAAGTGTATCGTATGTCAAAGAGCACCAAGCGTGGTAACTTCATGACAACAATCTGGAACAAGTCACTGGCTAATTCTTGTATGCAAAAGAAATACAACAGACTTAAGCATCACCCAGCTTATGCCTATGGATCAGGTGACTTTGAGATTCTTTGGGGTGAAAACAAACAAGGACAACTAGCATGTAGGGCTATCATTCTTTCTAAATATAATGTACATTTCCCCAAGTATGCCACATCGAAGACTGCACTTGACCAATTAACTGACTGCCTTGATGACCTACCTCGTGCTGAGTCCCTTGACAAAGATGCACATGCTAGGTTTAGGCTAGAGAAGCCAAGTGATGACTATTGGTACCGGAACTGCTATCTTATGCCTTATGTGGACAGTGGCTATCCTGTGTTAGATGAAGGTAACCCAAAGTGGGTAGCAGACTGGAACCGTAACTATAAACTCTTGTATCCGGGAACTTGTGGGTATGTATCAATATGACAAAAGAGGAACTTATAGAAGAAAACGCACTGGTAGCGGCTGCGCGGGAGGAAGCGTTGCGGGAGGCGTCCAGAGAATGCGCTTACGCTTGTGGGTGCCAAGATGCCGTACTTGCCCTGATTGAAAAGGAAAAACCGATGAATAAGCTAAGTAAAGTGACCAGAGTAGAAGTCATAGGCGACAGTGGTAGGATATTATCACTATGGAATGTGAAAAATGTAAGTGCTGACTTGCAGGATAACGAAAAAACCCTAAAAATCTTCCTAGAAGGGGGCAAGCAATAATACTTTCTTTCACAAAAAGAAACCATAAGGACTTGACACATGGACTCCAGACTTCAGTGTATAAGCACTCAACTCAGGGAAACAGACAAAGAAATATCTGAATTGGAGTGGGAAGGGGGTTGCCCAGATAAGTTACAAGCTCTATACTTACTCCGTGAACATCTCCAACACTTACTACAAAAGGGAGACACTTACATTCCCAACTTCTAAAGGAGAACCTAGTGGCACTAGGACCATGCCCTTACAAACACTGTGGTAGCTCTGACGCATTCAACTGGCAACAAGATGGTTATGGCTATTGCCACTCATGTAAACAGAGTTACCCAACAAAGAATATGCCTGAGGTCTTCGACTGGGCCTCAGAAGACTATCCACTCAAACAACGAAGGAACATTATGGACATCCCAGTTACATCTGTTACCTATGATGGTATCAGGGGACTAGATGCAGACGTAGCTAAGTTATACCGCATTCAGTTACAAAAAGCTGAGGATGGTACGCCTGTACGTTATGCCTTTGGTTACCCTGACAATACTAAGTATCGTGGTTATGAAGAAAAGAAGTTCTGGCTTAAGGACAACCGAGCAATCAACGACTTGTTCGGTCCTGAGTTCAATGCAGGAACAAGTAAGAAACTCTACCTCACTGAAGGAGAATTTGATGCAGCGTCACTATATCAAGTACTTGGTAAGACATACCCCGTAAAGGCCCTACCTACAGCTTCTTGGGGTGACAAGTTCATAAAGAAGAACAGGGATTATCTAGACTCCTTCCAAGAGATTATCTACGCAGGTGAGCTAGATAATGCTGGTCGTAAGTCTGCTGACAGACTATATGAGATATTCCCCACTAAGTTCTATTATGTGAATATGAGTCAGCACAAGGATGCTAACGAGTTCCTTACTGCTGGACATGCGGAACAACTCAAGTGGGCTGCACTCAAACCTCAGAGGTACACACCTGAGAACTTCTTCACTGGTGATGATGCTGTAATCACTGCCATCGATAACGAGAACCCTTATCAGTATGTACCAACAGGACACAGTGGTATTGATGAGATGTGCAGAGGTCTGGTTAAGGGTGGTCTTACCTTCATCAAGGCACCACGAGGCACAGGTAAAACTGAGGTTATCCGATTCTTTGAACTTGCAATGCTTAAGGACCCTGACACTAGGATAGCTGGTCTTCACATGGAAGAAATGAAGTCAACTACCTACCGTGCTATGGCTACATATGAGCTTGGTAATAATGTCAGGACTAAGGATGACGCAAAGGAGAATGGTTACACAGAAGATGAAGTGATACAGGCTGCTATCAAGGCTGCACAAGGAGACCGTACTGTCATCTTTGAGATGCGTTCCTCTGACGACCCAATGAAGCTACTGGATTATGTGCGACTTGCTGCCACAGTGTACGGTGTTGATTATGTTTTCATTGACCACGTGCAACGATTAGCTTATCTTTCTGCTACTGGTGTTGATGGCGCTACGTCTACACTGACTACCTTAGGTTCACGTATGGCTCAACTTGCCAAGGAACTTAACATCGGTGTTATCTTCATCAGTCAGGTGAACGAAGACGGTAGGACCAAGTACGCAGCAGCACTTGAAGAAGAAGCTATCATCTGTATGAAACTAGAACGTGATACAGAAAGTGAGGATGAGATAGAACAGAACACAACCAACATTATCCTCGATAAGAACAGGCCATTCGCTAAGTTAGGTAAGGCTGGTTCACTCTTTTATGACAGGGATACAACAATCCTAAGGGAGTTTGCATAAGGTATGTGATGATATTTGATGTTGAAACTGACGGGCTTCTTGAAGAGGCTACCAAGGTACACTGCTTAAGTTACACACAAGACGGGGAGAACTACCACACACTATTTGATGAACAAGAGATAAAAGACTGGATCGAGTCACAGAAGATTCTCATAGGGCACAATATTGTTCGGTATGACATTCCAGTACTTGAGCGTATCCTTAACGTAAACATCAAAGCTAAACTCTATGACACATTACCTATGTCTTGGGTTATCAACGTAGACAGATCATCACATGGACTTGACTCTTTCGGCGAAGACTTCGGTATCCCTAAGCCTAAGATTGATGACTGGGAGAACCTAACACCTGAAGAGTACGCACACAGATGTACCGAGGATGTGAAGATTAACTGGTGTTTGTGGCAAGACTTAATCAAGAGATTCAAGTTCGTCTATGGTAAAGACAAAGCCAACATGGACAGGTTTCTTCAGTATCTCACCTTTAAGATGAAGTGTGCAGCTACAGCAGAACAAGTCAAGTGGAAGCTGGATGTTGACCTCGCACAGAAATGCTTTGATGATCTTGAACAACAACAAGAGGAGAAAGTAGAACAGCTTAAGGCCCACATGCCTATGGTACCTAAGTATAAGATGCAGAACCCACCTAAGTCTATCTACAAGATAGATGGTACACCTTCTGTAGTCGGTCAGCGTTGGCTTGATCTTCTTATGGAGAACCAGTTGCCCAGTGACCACAGCGAACCAGTACCAGTATTGTCAGGTATGGAAGCACCTAACCCTAACTCTGTACCTCAGGTTAAAGATTGGTTGTTCTCTCTTGGTTGGGAACCATGTACCTACAAGTATGACAAAGACAGTGACGGTAAAGAGAAAAAGATTCCTCAGGTTCGTTACAGTGAGCCGGGGCACCCAAAGAAAGGAGAACTTACAGAGTCGGTATTGCTTCTCATAGACAAAGACGAAGGTGTAGGTATCCTTGATGGCCTTACTGTCATTCAGCACCGCAAGGCTATCTTCAAAGGTTATCTTGAGAATGTGGACGAGGATGGTTACGTCAAGGCTGAGATCAATGGACTGACCAATACACTTCGTTTCAAGCACAAGTCACCTCTGGTTAATCTTCCGGGTGTTGACAAGCCTTGGGGTAAAGAAGTACGCGGTTGTCTTACTGCACCTGACGGGTTCACTCTATGTGGCTCTGATATGTCTTCACTTGAGTCTACAACCAAGCGTCACTTCATCTACCCATATGACCAAGAGTATGTAGAAGAAATGTCTGTTGATGGTTTTGATGAACACCTTGACCTTGCAACTAAAGCTGGTTACATCACCAGTGATGACTACAGGTTCTACACTCAAGCAGATGAGGACACTGTTAATGACAAGACTAGGTTCAAGGCTATCAAAGATGTTCGTAAGAAGTTCAAGCCAGTCAACTACAGCAGTGTCTATGGTGTTGGTGCTTTGAAGATGTCTAGGACTACAGGCATGTCTATCAAGGAAGCTGGTGATCTTATTGACGCATATTGGGAACGCAACTGGGCTGTTAAGGCTTTTGCTGATGATGCTAAGGTCAAGACAGTTGGTGGTCAGATGTGGGTGTGGAATCCGGTATCTCAGTTCTGGTACACTCTCAGATATGACAAAGATAAGTTCTCTACTCTTAACCAAGGTACAGGTGCCTACTGCTTCGACACATGGCTTGGCTACTGCATGATCCGTGGTGTCCTACCTTGTGGTCAATTCCACGATGAATTTATTGCAACTCTTCCAGAAGGACAGGAGAAAGACTATGAAGAAGTTCTGACATGGGCTATCGCTAAGACTAACGACAAACTGAAACTGAACGTGGAGTTAGGTATTGATGTACAATTCGGTAACCGATACTCACAAATTCACTAAAAGCTGTTGACACTGGTTCTTAAACCGTGCTATAGTTTTTATAAAGTTTATGATACGTAACAGGAGATAAATACGTATGGCTAAAATCAAACTTACTGGTACTGCAATGTATGCCCGCCTTCGTGAAGACAATAAGGACACAGGCAATGCAGGTACACCAGATCACATCAAGACTAAACTGATGGAGGTTGGTGGTGTCTACCTTATGAACCTCTTTTTCGATGACTCAGTTAAGCGTAAAGACCTTATCGCCGCTGGGGTACCACACAAGGGTATGCTTGGGCAACTCATCAAGGAAGATGATGGTGGTAACCTCTACTACAAGTGCAAACGTAACCACCAGCGTGTAACTAAAGATGGGAAGACGATGGTCTTTGGTCCACCCAAGGTAGTAGATAAGGATGGTAACAACTTCACTGATAATGTTGGTAATGGTTCTATCGTTGAAGTTACTCTTGATCGTTGGGATGGTAACAATGTAACCCTAATTTCTATGGAAGAAGTTAAGGTTCTTGAGTTGGTACCTTATGAAACACCAGAGCGTGATGACGATGAGGTTACAACAGTTGGTGGTAAAGGTTCATACTACAAGCCACCAGCAGATACACCAGAGACTAACTCAGTAGTTAAGCCAGCCCTTGAAGTAGCAGATGATGAGATTCCGTTTTGAGCAAAACAATAGACACACTTGTAGAAGACATCAACAACGTCATCTTAGGTAATGGAGGTTGGGATGCTACACTAACGAAATACTTGGCAGATACTATCTCTCAAGTTACAGAGGACAGGTTTTCAAAGCCCCAAGAACCACGGGGCTACCTCTCTCTGTCAGCACTAGGTTCCCCTTGTCAGCGTAAGTTATGGTATACGGTTAATGAGACAGACAAGGCGGAACCTCTTTCTGCTGAAGCACTAGGGACTTTCTTCTACGGTGACCTCTTGGAAGCTGTAGTGATCTCCCTAGCTAAAGCAGCAGGACATGATGTGCAAGGTGAACAAGACAGACTTGATGTTCATGGAATCAAAGGTCATCGAGATTGTGTTATTGATGGTGTGACAGTAGATGTTAAGTCTGCTAGTAAGTACGGTTTTCAAAAGTTCTACGACCATAACTTGAGAGACGATGATCCATTTGGTTACATCAGCCAGCTAGGTTCATATGTATATGCAGGGAAAGATGACCCACTAGTTAAAGACAAAACTCGTGGTGCTTTCCTTGTTGTACAAAAAGATCGTTGGCGTTTGTGTCTTGATGTGTATGACTTCACAGAAGAGATGAAACAAAAGGAGCAAGAAGTTGAGTCCCTTAAGTCTATGGTCAATAGTTCTGTTCCACCTGATAGACTGCCTGACCTACCTCAGTCCAAAACAAGTCCTAACAAAAAGTTGGCTACTGCTTGTTCATACTGCCAATATCGTAAACACTGTTGGCCAGAGGTTCGATCTTTCCTATATTCTGGTGGTGTGCAGTACCTAACTGAAGTAAACAAACAACCTAATGTACCGGAGCTTGTACAATGACAGACAACGTAATCAACCTCAAGTCCCCAGAGAAAACACCTGAAGAACTCCTAGATGAATGCAAAGAAGTGTTTCAAGATTTTATGATTATGGGGTATGATAAAGATGGTAACTTCAATGCAGCATTAACTAAGGCTTTTGCAGATGGTGGTAATATTCTATGGGCATTAGAACTCTTCAAGCACAACCTTATGATCGGAAGTTATGCCGAGTAAGAAAATCTCAGTGCAGTCCGCTAAGGCTAAGGGACGTAGGCTACAGCAGTGGACTCGTGATGAAGTACTCAAAAATTCTAAGGGTCTTGACCTTTCAGATGTGAGGAGTACTTCTATGGGTGCCGGAGGGGAGGACATACAGCTCTCCTCTGCTGCCCGTAAGCAATGGCCCATGTCTTTTGAGTGTAAGGCTAAGAAAGCATTTGCATTTTATAAAGACTATGAACAAGCTACGGCAAACTGTCCTAAAGGTTCTGAGCCAGTACTGATATGCAAGGGAGACAGAAAGAAACCTATGGCAATTGTAGATGCAGAATGGTTCTTAAAGGAGTTTAAATGCAAGTCTGGAAAGTAGAGCGTGGACCTGAAGAACTACCTAATGGTGGTTACGTTATCTTTGTAATGGTAACTGAAGATGACAAAGACGAATATTGGACTGAACAGTTTTACTTCAGTGAGTTCAATGACGCCTATAAATTTTGTGAGGATTTAAGAAATAAAATGGAACCAATGCAAATAGACTTTAACTTTGATGAAGGATTGCACTGATGGGAAAAACTACCGTAGTATTTTCATGTGCTCATGCGGACCCCCAAGCAGGCAACGAAAGATTCTCTTGGTTAGGTGCATTCCTCTACGACCTCAAACCTGATATGGTTGTAGACTTAGGTGATGGTGCAGACATGCGTTCCCTAAACTCCTATGACACAAGATACCCTCAAGCGATTGTGAACCAAAGTTATGAAGCAGATATTGAATCGTATAACGACTCTCAAGAACGTCTTCGGTGGAAATTCAAGCACCACAGGAAAAAGAGACCCTTTTGGGTTGGATTTGAGGGCAACCACGAGAACAGAATTAAAAAAGCTATCGCCAATGATCCACGACTGGAGGGAGCAAAATACGGGGTATCCTTCAGCCATCTTCAAACGGACCACTGGTTCGACGACTACCACGAGTATGAAAACTCTGGTCCAGCCCTCGCTAGCTACGATGGTGTACTCTACAGCCATTTTATCTCTGGTGGGAATTATGGCACTGCTATCTCAGGCATCCATCATGCTCACTCTCTTCTATCCAAAGTTGGATGCTCTGTATCTGTTGGTCATAGCCATAAATACAGCTATTACTATCAAGGGTCTACATTCCCTAATCCGACTATCGGGCATGTGGTTGGGTGCTTCAAGGGCAAAGAAGAGTCTTGGGCGGGGCAAAGTAACAATGAATGGAGACATGGAGTGGTCGTCAAACGTAATCTAGAGAATGGTGTGTATGACCATGAGTGGGTATCAATGAGAGCACTTAAGGAGATATATGGTTAATGGAGTGGATAGTTGCTATAATTGTCGCAGTCTGTTTTTTAGCTATGGCCTACAGTTTTTGGGATTGACTTATGCTGACAAATGAATATAACTTGGAGTCTTTCCGTGGAGTTTGAGGTTACAATTAAAATTAAAATAGATGAAGAGAATAATATCTTTGGGGTATATGACGATGAAGTTGAGACCCTAGAAGAGCTTTTCACTAACTGGCTACACGACTTGGATGAACTAAAAGTAAAAGGACTAGAGGTATATAAACGATGATACAACGAGACGATATAGACGCAATGGCAATCTACAATGATTCAACTGGTTACTGGACAGGGGATGACGACAATCACTATGCTACCCCTATGGAGATGGTGAAGTACTTTAAGGAGTTTACTGGTCAGGATGGTACACCACAACTGTACTCACGTCTGATTATGGAAGAGTATGGTGAGTGGGTACAAGAGTTACTTCAGATCAATGGAGATCGTACATCAGAACTCAAAGAACTTGCTGACCTCATATACGTGATCTATGGCTATGCACTTAGTAAAGGATGGAACCTAGATGAAGCTCTCTATCGTGTTCATGTGAATAATGTCTTGCGGGTAACACAACCTGATGGTACTATTAAACGGCGTGAGGATGGTAAGATAATGAAACGTGAAAATGCACCTAAGGTACGACTGGAGGACCTTGTATGAATAACAACTACAAAAGCAACCTGAACCCGATGTTCCGAAGCAAGTTCTCGGAAGACATTTTTAACCACAAATACCGACATGAAGGTGCAGAGACTTGGGGTGCCCTTGCTAAGACTCTAGTGGAAGATGTCTGTAGTGTGTCTGGTGATCAAGGGATGTCCAAAGAAGACAAGGATCAATTAACTACATATATTCGGGACATGAAGTTTATTCCCGGTGGTCGTTACCTTTACTATGCTGGACGTTCTAACAAGTTCTTTAATAACTGCTATCTTCTTAAGGCAGAGGAAGATACTCGTGAGGATTGGGCTAACCTTAGCTGGAAAGCTGAAAGTTGCTTGATGACAGGTGGCGGTATTGGTGTAGACTACTCAGTGTACCGGGCAGAGGGTGAACCTATCCAACGCACAGGTGGTCAGGCTTCAGGACCAATCCCCAAGATGAACATGATTAACGAGATTGGTCGTCGTGTCATGCAAGGAGGTTCCCGCAGAAGTGCTATCTACGCAAGCCTTAACTGGAAGCATGGTGATATTCACAAGTTCCTAAAGGCTAAAGATTGGGCAGATATGCCTGTAGGTAAAACTGGAAAATCTCTATGGGATATTAAGCAAGAAGACTTTAACTTCCCTGCACCTCTGGACATGACTAACGTATCTGTCAACTACGACACCGAATGGTTGATGAACTACTGGAAGACAGGTGACTACGGTAAGGTCTTTGAGGAGAATGTACGCCAAGCACTAAAGACAGCAGAGCCGGGGTTTGCCTTTAACTTCTTTGATAAGGAAGATGAGACCCTACGAAACGCTTGTACGGAGGTCACCTCTGCTGATGACTCTGATGTGTGTAACTTGGGTAGCCTTAACTTTGGTCGTATCAAAGACATTGATGAACTTAAGGATGTTGTTCGTTTGGCTACAATGTTCCTTATTTGTGGTACCTTAAAGGCTGACTTACCATACGAGAAAGTAGCATTGACACGTGCTAAGAACCGCCGTCTTGGTTTGGGTATCATGGGTATGCACGAGTGGCTTATTAAGAAGGGTTATCGCTATGAGGTCACCCCAGAGCTTCATCAATGGCTAGGAGTATACAAAGGTGTTAGTGATACTGTATCTCGTGATTTTGCTGACCGTCTTAGTATCTCACGTCCTGTCGCTAACCGTGCTATCGCCCCTACGGGGACCATTGGTATCCTTGCTGGCACAAGCACTGGCATTGAGCCTATCTTTGCTGTTGCTTATAAGCGCCGTTATCTTAAAGGCTCTAACCGTTGGCATTACCAGTATGTAGTAGACAGTGCTGCACAAGAGCTTATTGATCTTTACGGAGCCGATCCAGACAACATCGAAAGTGCTCTTGATCTTGCAGATGACTTTGAACGCCGCATTAAGTTCCAAGCTGATGTTCAAGACTACGTAGACATGGCTATCAGTTCAACCATTAACCTACCAGCATGGGGGAGTAAATCCAACAATGAAGATACTGTTAACGAGTTCGCAGGTACACTTGCTAAGTATGCCCACCGACTACGCGGCTTCACTTGTTACCCAGATGGTTCTCGTGGTGGGCAACCTTTGACATCTGTACCTTATAGTGAGGCTGTAGAAAAACTTGGAGAGGAGTTTGAGGAGCACATTGAAAGCCATGACATTTGTGACATCTCAGGTACTGGTGGCTCTTGTGGTATCTAAGTAGTGAAAACACCTTGTATTAAAGTCTGCAAGGTTCTTGATGGTGAGTGCTTGGGCTGTGATCGTACCTTAGAACAGATACGGTTATGGTCCAAGTATACCGAAGAGGAAAGGGAAAGGATAATGAATGAGCTTAACAAGTAAAGTCCAAGAGTATGACGCCTTAGTGAGGGAACTGTTCAGATTGCTAGACCTAGTAGAAGAAACTGATGACGGTAGGACTCACAGACCTATAAAAATCTATTGCACTCGTGCGCATGACGGATTAAAATTAGAGCGGGTATTAAGTTCACTAAAAAATACTCTAGGAGATCGGGGATGAACTTCTACACAGTGATAAGTAGAGCTAATTGTGGTTGGTGTGAAAAAGTACTGGAGGAGTTAGTGAATGCGGGACAGAAACCTATTGTTCATTACGTAGACAAAGACCCAGCTATTCGTACTCTAATGCTACTAGCAGGACTTAAGACAGTACCTCAAGTATTTTCACCAGATGGCTACTTGATTGGTGGCTATACTGAAACTGCTAAATGGTTAATCGAAGAAGCACTGGATGACAGTAATGATCCATATTAAGGACAAGTAATGGTACAGCAAAAGCCTAAACCAAAGACACGTAGAACAACTACAAAACATGACACAGGTAAACAGCCTTTTGACTTGCTACCTAAAACTGATAAACAGGCTATGTACATAGAGGCTCTTAAAGAGAGTGACCAAGTAGTAGTACTAGGCCCAGCAGGTACAGGTAAGACATATGTAGTATCTACTTTTGCAGCAAGTCAGTATCACACCAAAGACATTGAGAAGATTGTTATCACAAGACCTCATGTAGCTGTAGGTAAAGACATTGGATTCCTCCCCGGTACACTAGAGGAGAAATGTGCTCCTTGGGCCTTGCCTGTGATTGACGTACTTGAGAAGCATCTAGGAAAGGGGGTTGTAGAAACAGGACTTAAGCACGGTAATATCGAAACTGTACCTCTAGCCCTTATCAGGGGTCGTTCATTCGATAATACACTGATTATTATTGATGAGGCTCAGAACCTGACAGTGGAAGAACTTAAAGCTTTGGTAACTCGTGTTGGCGAAGGGTCTAAGCTAGTTATCAATGGTGACACACAACAGTCTGACCTTAGACAAGGAGACGGACTTTCTAAGTTGACACACTTGATAAAAAAGTATACACTACCAATACCAGTTATTGAGTTCACTGTTAAGGATATTATCAGGAGTGACGTAACTGCAATGTGGGTAAAAACTTTCCTAGCTGAAGGACTATAAATGACAGACAACGTGAACAACCCCCCTCACTATGGTCAAGGTAAGATTGAAGCTATTGACTACATAGAGGACTTTCTAACCAAAGAAGAGTTCATTGGTTATCTACGAGGCAACATTGCAAAGTATATGCACCGATGGCGATACAAAAATGGCATTGAAGACTTATACAAAGCTAAGTGGTACCTTGAAAAACTAATTCAAACAATGAGAGACACATCATGAAATATGCACTAATAGTTCTGTTCCATCTCGGAGGTCCTCAACCTCAGTTTGTAGATGGTTTCTTGCCTCTATTCTTTAATACTTATGAAGAATGTGAAGCCAGACGAGTAGAGGCCACTGCATACTTTGAAACGCAGACAAGTTTTCCGCTATTTGAAATGAATTGTTATTCAAGAGAAACACAAGGTACAAAAGCAAATGAAACCTTTTGAAGAAGGTAAAAAAGGATTTAGAACCAATGCCGAGAACCCCTATCAAGAAGGGAGCCACAACTACAAAGAATGGGAACGGGGGTACAACCAAGAGTACTTCTCAAATCTCTCTGGAGGAGGAAGCCAAGGAGTTCAGACAAAAAAAGAAGCCAGAGAATATTCCTCTGACTTCTCGTGAGTATCTAGCTGGTGCCTTCGGTGCTGCCATCCTGATTAATACAAGAGGGCAAGCACCTTGGGCTGAGATCAAAAGGTCTGCATATGAACTAGCTGATTATATGTTAGAAGAGGTATGAAAATGAAAATGAAAACAAAAGAGTACAATAAAGACTACGATCTTGTGATAACACACTTAGACTGGGGATACTATACTTATATCCACAAGCACACGGGTAAAGAAATAGGAGTACCACTCTGGATTAAAGAAGAAGAGTTACTGGAGTATCTAGTAAAAAATACCCCAGACTAACTACTA